AGGTACAAGAGGATCGAATTCTTCTATAGCAGGAACTCCTATTACAACTGTAACCTCAACCGGAGGTGGTGGTGGTGATACAGGTTATTTTACACCAAACCCCGGAAATCAACCCGGAGGTTCCGGTGGTGGTGGAGGTCGTTATGCTGCTGGTAGTGGTACTTCAGGTCAAGGACATGATGGTGGTAATGGTGCAAGAGCAAACACTGCCGGTGCCGATGTAGCTGGTGGCGGTGGAGGTGCTGGTGCAGATGGTCAAGATTACCAACCCATAGGAGGAACCGTAAGAAGTGGTGATGGTGGTGCTGGAGTTGCATCATCAATAACTGGTTCACCTGTTACTAGAGGTGGTGGCGGAGGTGGTGCTTCATATTATTTTGGTCCACTTACTACAGGTTCTGGTGGCTCAGGTGGCGGTGGCACTGGTGGTAGTACACAAGGTGGTTCACCCGGAACTCGTGCATCTGCTGGTACTGCAAACACAGGTGGTGGTGGTGGAGGTTTCTGTGAAGACTCAAACCCATTTCAAAATTTTGGCGGTGGCGGTGGAGCAGGTGGCTATCGTTGCTCTGTGCCAGGAGAAAGTTCTGGAGGCGGAGCATCTGCTGAATCAGTTTTAACAGTAGTGGGTAGCACACCATATACTATTACTGTAGGTGGTGGCGGAGCAGGTACACCTGTTATTGCAGGTTACGGAAACGCAACAACAGGAGGCTCCGGTGTAGTAATCACAAAACAACCGGCAGTAAGTGTTACTATTGCATCAAGCTGTTGGGATTTAAGAACTGTATATAGACAAATAAAAGAAGATGATTGGGTATAAATAAATAATAATTCAAATGTGTAGTGACTTATGAATTTAAAATGGTATTACTGGTACTTTCAATCTGTTATCCCCGAAAGAATTTGTGACGATATTGTTCGTTATGGTCAAGAGCAAGACAAACAAATGGCTCTTACAGGCAGCTCTGATAAAGACAACCTAACCAAATTAGAACTTAAAAACATCCAAAAAAAACGCAAGTCTGATGTGGTGTGGATGTCAGATAGGTGGATATACAACGAAATACATCCTTATATACATCAAGCTAATGCTAATGCAGAGTGGAATTTTGAGTGGGATTTTTCAGAGGCATGTCAATTCACAGAATATAAAAAAGGTCAATTTTATGACTGGCATTGTGATTCAAACAAAGATCCTTACGATCGGCCAGATCAGCCAAATGTAAACAATAAAATAAGAAAACTAAGCATGACCCTTGCGCTTTCAGATCCAAATGAATATAAAGGTGGAGATTTAGAGTTTGATTTTAGAGACACAGACGAAGGCTCTCAGCCAAAAGTATGTGAAGAAATAAGAGCCAAAGGAAGTATAATAGTTTTTCCTTCTTTTGTTTGGCACAGAGTAAAACCAGTAACCAAAGGAGTACGACACTCTTTAGTGTGTTGGAATTTAGGGTACCCATATAGATGATTGATTTTTTAATTTATTTATTTTGTACATTATTATTATGGGGATTAGCTATGGCATGGTTTGATGAACCGCCAGGATTTTAATTATGAGTTTCAAAAAAGACAAATACCAAGTTATTAAAGGTGCTTTATCAACAGAGTTAGCAGATTTTTGCTATCAATATTTTTTAAACAAAAGAGCTGTAGCAAGATATTTATTTGATGAAAAATACATTTCGCAATTTACTCAATATTTTGGAGTTTGGAATGATCCGCAAATACCAGAAACTTATTCGCATTACGCTGACATAGTTATGGAAACTTTATTGCAAAAAGTAAAACCAATCATGGAAAAAGAATCTAAAGTAAAGCTGTCTGAAACTTATTCCTATGCAAGAATATACAAAAAAGGTGATGTTTTAAAAAGACACAAAGACAGATACTCTTGTGAAATATCTACCACAATGCACTTAGGCGGCGATGAATGGCCCATATACTTAGAGCCATCTGGAAAAGAAGGCCAGGATGGTATCGAGGTAAATTTAAAACAAGGAGATATGTTGATGTATAGAGGCTGTGAACTTGAACATTGGCGCCCTGCTTTTAAAGGTCAAGACTGTGGACAGGTCTTTTTACACTATAATGACACAAAAGGTGAAAACGCCGAAATAAACAAGTTTGATAAAAGGCCCCTGTTAGGATTACCAAGTTATTTTAAAAAATGATAGACTTTCTTATATTAGCAGCATCAATATTTGCAGTAGCAAGTCTTGGTGTTTTATTCATGGGAGATGGTGACGATCACCCTTTATAGGAGAAGAAAATGGAAATAATTTTCAATCTAGTAAGTTGGATTACAATAATAGTCACAGTTGCAAGTTTAATTGCGGCCAGTACACCAACCCCAAAAGATGATGTTTGGATCGGCAAATTATACAAGCTGATTGACTGGGCAGCTCTTAACATTGGCAAGGCCAAGGAGAAGTAATATGAGTTTATGGACTAGGGTAGTGGATTTTTTCACCGGAACAGAAGAGAAAAAAGTAAGAGCTAGAACCAAAAAAGGTCAGTATGTGGCAGATGATAAATCAACGCCAGATGTGAATGAGGCTTACACAACCATTAGAGTGGCAAAAAAACCCGGCAGGCCCAAGAAAAAATAATGGCCACCGTAAAAGATGCGTTAAACGCAATAGAATCACACGAACGCGAGTGTAGAGCCTTATACAAAAACATTGATAAGCGCCTGGAAGATGGATCTAAAAGATTTGATAAATTAGAAAACATGATCTGGGCCGTTTATCCTTTTATAGTTGGGGCCATAGTATTGGCTAAGTTTATATGAACGAAAACAGCGGCAGATTTGGAGGAGACATGGACAGAAATGAGGTCGAAATGGATCTCAATAAATTTATGGCCATGATTCAAGAAATATCGGATCTTAAAGATAAAATTAGAGATCTGGAGGCCGATGATAAAATCAACCCACACCAAAAATGGATCCACTTAGCAAAAGCAGTTGACTCCTGGCGTATTTTTCCAAGAGCTTTTCTTACGGTTTACATCATACTGCTTTACAAATGCACAATATGGTTTATGGAGCTGCCAGAACCAACATTTGAACAATCTGGACTTATTTCTATAGTGGTTGGGGCCGGAGCTGCATGGTTTGGACTGTATGCTGGCACAACAGGCAGTAGCAAACAATTTAAAGGCGAAGATTAATGTATGAATACAGCTGCCAGGTAACACGCGTGGTGGACGGTGATACAATCGATTGCATCCTCGATTTAGGCTTTTCAGTTTTGCATAAATGCAGAGTTAGACTTTACGGGATCGATACTCCGGAGAGTAGAACCAGAGACAAAGATGAAAAAGTAAGAGGGAAGTTGGCCGCAAAATTTTTAGAAGATTCAATAAACTCTGGTGAAAGCGTGGTGCTACGATCCAAACTTAAAGATTCAAAAGGTAAGTACGGCAGAGTCCTTGGCGAAGTTATTGTAGATGGGATAAACATAAATGTTTCCATGATTGAAAAATATTTGGCCGTTGCATATAATGGACAAAGTAAAAGTGATATAGAGGAAGAACATTTGAAGAATAGAAAAAAACTTATCGAGCTAGGAGTTTACGCAGCAGATGAACAAGGCGGAGGATCGCAAAAATAATGACCAAATAATTGCCTGGTCATCTCTTACACTATTAGTCATAGCAGTTATTGGTTTTTCTATAAACGTCAACGCACAATCTACACAACAGTCCGGAACAGCTTGTACTAACGGCACTCAATACTGTGAAAATAATAGCCTAGATACGACAAACACTACAACTACAAATAACACTAACTCGAACACCAACAACAACACTAATACCTCGACTTCGACCTCGACTGCGACAAATACCAACAATAACAATAATACAAACGTATCGACTTCGACTGCGACAAATACCAACAATAACAATAATACAAACGTATCGACCAACCAAAACACAAACGTCAATACCTCGACTTCAACTAGCACCAACAACAATAACAACACCAATACATCGACTTCAACCTCTACAGTAAATTCTACTGTGAATCAGAATGTTAATAACACGAATAATTCAACCTCAAATAGCACCAACACCAACAACAACACCAATGTAAACCAGTCGACCTCGGAATCAAATGTGACAACAGATAATAGGAACGTCAATGAAAATAACAGTACGAGCAATAACACCAATCGAAACATCAATGAATCTAATTCAACGCAAACTATAAATCAAAATATAAAAAGCGAGGCACCTCCGGCATCGGCGATTGCTCCTAGCATAATGAGTTATTCGCAAGATCTTTGTACCACCGGTGTAAGCGGAGCCTTCCAGGGCCAAGTATTTGGTTTTTCTGGAGGTAAAACAATCGTGGACCAGAATTGTGAAAGACTTAAGTTATCTAAATATCTTTACGACATGGGCATGAAGGTTGCATCCGTAGCATTATTGTGTCAAGACGCAAGAGTTTTTAAGGCTATGTCAATGGCAGGTACACCTTGCCCTTACGAGGGAAAGATTGGAAAAGAGGCAAAAGCAGAGTGGGCCAAAAACGGATCAAAAAGACCCGATGCAGAAGATGCAGAAAAAGAATACATCAAACAGTGCACAAGCGAAGAAAATCCACATAGAAAAAAAATAAAAAAAGATGTAGTCGGGGGCATAAAAACTATATATACAAGAAAAACTAAAACAGACAAACAATGCAAAAAAGAATTTTATGCTACGCAGTAGCCTGCCTGTTTAGTTACAATGTTTTAGGCCAGTATATATACGAAGGTTCGCAAGACCTTTACCAACTACAAAAAAATGCTGGAAATTTTGAAGGCGAACTAGCCTATGAGGTCGGTGACGATCAACTCTCAACAACAATCAACTTACCTTTTAATTTTACCTTTTATGGCCAAACTTTTAACAGCGCCCGCATGGCCACCAATGGCTGCGTACATTTTGGCCTTGGCAGCGGCAATATAAATTCTAATAATTTTTGCGCTGATTACACACCAGATGAATTAAGCACAAAGGCCTATACATACACAATGCTACCTTTCTGGACAGATCTAATTAGAGATACCAACTCTAGGATGAAGTCATACGGGGACAGCTCTAAAATGATTTTTGGTTGGTATGATATGAGAGAATACAACAGAAATTCTGATAATAGCTTTGAAGTTATACTCTGGCCCAATAACACCTTTGAGTATAGATACGATGAATTAGACATCATAAACCATGATGTAATTATCGGTGAAATCGGCAGTGGATCCTCACAAATATACCAATACTTGTTTCACGATGAATGTAACGTAGGCACGACAAATTCAAGTAGTTGCGTAAACACAGATTGGAATAACACATCTGCAAATACATTACTTGAAGGCGGTGGATCCCTATATGGAGTTGGCACAGGCAATGGTGTTGACTGTAGCAACCCATTGAATGAT